TCGTTGCAACGAAGAGTGGCGTAAGTTTTGAAGAAGTCGCATCGTAATTTTCTCGTAAATATTTTAACCTAAAAGGAGGAACCTTCCAATGGCATTATCACCAGGACAATCACGCGCTACAATTTCCAACTTTATGGGTGGGGTCCAGCAGGACTTCGCCCGCCCCAATCTGTTCCAAGTTGACATCGACTTCCCTGGCAACTTGGGCGACAGAATTGGTCTTAAGAATGGTGCTGATCTTCAGAAACTTGGCACTCTAACCGTTAAGGCAACCACTCTTCCTGCATCGACAATCGGTGTAGTTGAGGTTCCTTTCCGTGGCAGAATGCTCAAGATTGCTGGCGACAGAACCTTTGAACCCTGGTCATTCACAATCCAGAATGACACCTTCCATCAACTACGTTCTTCTTTCCTTCAGTGGATGGAAGCAATTCAAATCCACGAAGAGAACGCAACCAGAATTGAGTGGGGTACTGATTCATCTCAGCCTAACTACCTCAACTACATGGCGAACATGAGAGTTTCTCAACTCGACCGTAGAGGTAATGTCATTCAGACTTATCTGATGGCAGACTGCTGGCCCTCAAACGTTTCCGCAATCGATCTAGACTTCGGTTCTAATGATGCGATTGAAGAGTTTACTGTTGAGTGGCAGGTCCAATACTGGTATGCTGCTGGTCAAGATCTACAGCATGACGTTAACCCAGATAAACCCACGCCAGTTTACACCATCTGATAAACGTATAAATAGAGGAGGATCACTCTTCAGGTTTATACAATGGCGCAATTATTTGGATATTCAATTGAAAGAGCTAAGAAGGTCCCTAAGGGGCCTTCTTTTGTTCAGAAGGATAACCAAGACGGGGCAACTCCAGTAGTTGCTGGCGGTCATTACGGGTACTATGTTGATATTGATGGGCAAGTCAAAAACGAGTGGGAATTAATTACTCGCTATCGCGATATGATTCTCCAACCCGAATGCGACTCTGCCGTCGATGATGTTGTAAACGAAGCAATTTGTGGCAACTATAACGACGTACCTGTTGAGATTAATCTCGAAAATCTGAAGGGTGTCTCGGAAAAGATCAAGAAACTCGTCAGAGAAAACTTTGATTATGTTCTAGAACTATTGGACTTTGAAAATAAGTCCTACGAGATTTTCCGCAGATGGTATGTTGACGGTAGGGTATTCTATCACAAAGTGATCGATCCTAAGAATCCCTCCGAAGGCATTATCGAACTGCGTTATGTGGATCCACGAAAGATCCGCAAAATTAAAGAGATCGATAATAAACCATCAAGAATGGAGGCACAGACTACTGGTGATCCATTCCTATCCAAGCAAGTAGAATATTATATCTACAATGCCAAAGGTTTGAAGGCAGGTGATACCAACGGTATCAAAATTGCTCCAGATGCTATTACATACTGCCACTCTGGAATCTTTGACATGAACAAAAACATGGTGCTTTCGCACCTACACAAGGCAATCAAAGCAGTGAATCAACTTCGCATGATCGAAGACTCACTAGTTATCTACAGATTGTCTCGTGCTCCAGAGCGTAGAATTTTCTACATTGATGTTGGTAATCTACCCAAGATTAAAGCAGAACAATATCTGCGCGAAGTCATGTCTCGCTATAGAAACAAGTTGGTGTATGACGCCAACACTGGCGAGATCAAAGATGACAAGAAGTTCATGTCAATGCTTGAGGACTTCTGGTTGCCTCGTAGAGAAGGTGGTCGCGGAACCGAAATCACCACCCTACCTGGCGGTCAGAATCTAGGCGAACTGGAAGACGTTAAGTATTTCCAGAAGAAACTATATAAGGCACTTAATGTTCCTTCCTCAAGACTAGAGACCGAAACAACTTTCAACATTGGAAGAACAACTGAGATTACGAGAGACGAACTCAAGTTCCAGAAATTTGTGAACCGTCTCCGCAAACGTTTCTCTGATTTGTTCCACGACATTCTTAAAACTCAATTGCTCCTAACTGGAGTGATGACGATTGAAGATTGGGAGCAAGTTAAGAATCACATTCAGTATGATTTTATTGCTGACAACTACTTCAATGAGTTGAAGCAAAACGAAATGATGACTGAGCGTCTCAACATTGTTGCTTCAATGGATCCTTACGTTGGCAAATACTTCTCGATCGAGCAGATCCGTAGACAAGTTCTCAAACAATCTGAGAGAGAATTTGCGGAGATCGATAAGCAGATCGAGCAAGAAATGGCAGACGGAAAGATCATGGATCCTATGGCAATGGAAGATCCAGCAGCAATGGATCCTGCTGCAGCAGGTGGTGAACTGCCTCCTGAGCAACCAGCAGCGGGCGCGGCAACATCCAATGAAGAGATTGATCCGCGTGATCTAAAAAGCGCAGAATTCTAAATAATAGTATTAACGGAGAATTATTATGTCTGGACAGGTATTTGATGCAATTTTTGCTAAAGATAATGCAGCTACCTTGGATTATGCTACCGATGTTCTTCAGCAGAAGGCACTTGAGATGATCCAGCAACGTAAGTCCGAAATGGCACAACAGCTATTTTTCTCACAACCAGAACAAGAAGTAGAACAACCCGAGGAGGAATCTGAAGAATGATGAAACTCATCACAGAAAATATCGAAGAGATTCAGGTCCTGACTGAAGAGTCTGAATCTGGTAGGAAGTCTCACTTCATTGAAGGTGTATTTCTCCAGGGAAATATTAAAAACAGAAATAATAGATATTACGACGCGGATATTCTAGATCGCGAAGTTGCTAAATATAATGAGAGTTTTACCGACAAAGGTAGAGCTCTTGGGGAACTCGGTCATCCCGATGGACCCATTATCAACCTTGACAGAGTTTCGCACAAGATTGTTTCTCTCAAAAGAGAAGGAAACAATTTCATTGGTAAGGCGAAACTACTTGAAACCCCTATGGGTAAAATTGCTAAGAACCTTCTAGATGAAGGTGTCAAACTTGGCGTTTCATCCAGAGGACTAGGTTCCATCACTGTAAAGGATGGTGTTAATTATGTTGGTGAGGACTTTATGTTGGCAACTGCTGCTGACATCGTAGCGGATCCTTCTGCACCTGACGCATTTGTCGAAGGTATTATGGAAGGTAAAGAGTGGGTATGGGAAAGTGGCGTTTTGAGAGAAGTCGAACTAGAAAAAATTAAAGAAGCAATCGATCATTCTGCTGTTTCTCAGCTTCAAGAAAGAAAGATTGCCGCGTTTTCTCAGTTCTTGAGATCCCTCTAAAACATTAACTATATAAATAATTACAAGAAATTCCGTAAATCAAGACAGGAGACCGTTCAAATGTCAGAACATGTTGAAAATAAAGAACTTGAGGTAGAGACCTCACTGGAGGAAAACGTAGTCACCAAGGGTGCTAAACCTGCAGAGAGATCTGACCTCAAGAACGAGGCAGAAGACATCGGTGGTCCAGACGTTAAGACTGCAAAGCCTGACGATAAGGAATCCATCGGTAAAAAAGTTGCTGCAAAAATGAAGAAAGCGGCAGCACCTTCTACCAAGCCCTCAGACGCTTCTGGTAAGGTTGCTGAAGAAACAACCGAAGTAGAAGGAGAGACCCTTGCAGAAGAAGAAACTTCCGTTCCCGAGTCTTCTTTCGACGAGGATCTTGACGCTCTTGTATCTGGTTCAGAACTTACAGAAGAATTCAGAGACAAAGCGAAACTAATCTTTGAAGCAGCAGTTGCTGAGAAGGTTAACGCTGAGGTTGCAACTATCTCCGAAGCATATGAAAAAGCATATGAGGAGTCTGTTGCAGAACTCAAAACAGAATTGTCCGAGCAAATTGATTCGTACCTAACTTTCGTTGCACAAAAGTGGGTCGAAGAGAATGCTCTCGCGATTGACAACGGCATTAAGGCTGAGATCGCTGAGAACGTTATGCGCGGACTCCAGAATCTCTTCATTGAGAACAACCTAGATGTTCCCGAAGAGAAATTCGACCTAGTAGATGATATGGTCGAAAAACTCGACGAGATGGAGAATAAGCTCAATGAGCAGATCGAAATCAACGTCGAAATGCATAAGAAACTTGGTGGTTATATTAAGAATGGGATCGTGAGCGAAGTTTCTGTTGGACTTGCTGAAACGCAAAAGGATAAACTCCAGGGTCTATCCGAAGGCGTTGAGTTCAAAACCGAGGAAGATTTTAGAAATAAAATCGAAACCCTCAAAGAGTCGTATTTCTCGAAGTCTGCACCCCAGACACTCGTAGAAGACGCACCTGTCGAAGAACCCATCCAGGGAGACGCAATGTCTGCTTATGCAGCAGCAATTTCCCGCTGGTCCGCAAAACAATCCTGATTATAAATAATTAGGAATTTTTACTATTAGTTTACTTTTCAAGGAGAAAAATCAATGTTCCTATCAGAACAACTCCAGGAGAAGTGGGCACCTATTCTTGAGCATCAAGATGCTGAACCCATCGCAGATAACTACAAGAAAGCTGTCACTTCCGTCCTGCTAGAAAACCAAGAGCGTTTCCTACGCGAAGAGCGTGGTATGATCAACGAAGCAGCACCTACCAATAGCCTTGGTGGTACTGGTTTTAGCGGCAGCAGCACCGCAACAGGTCCTGTTGCAGGTTTTGACCCCGTTCTAATCAGCCTCATCCGTCGCTCGATGCCTAAGCTAATCGCTTATGACATCTGCGGTGTTCAACCCATGACTGGTCCTACTGGTCTGATCTTCGCAATGCGTGCTACTCGTGGTACTACCCGTAGTGCTGCTAACGAAGCATTCTACAACGAAGTTGACACCGAGCATTCTTCCGAGAACAGCGGCGACAGCCTCGCTTCCAACGACATGACTGGAAGCAACCCCAAACTTCTTAATGACGGCGGCACCTACACCATTGGTGGTCAGGGCATGACGACCGCTCAGGCAGAAGCACTTGGCGATGCTGCTGGCAACCACTTCCGTGAAATGGGCTTCTCGATCGAGAAGGTCACCGTCACCGCGAAGTCAAGAGCACTCAAGGCAGAATACTCGCTAGAACTCGCTCAAGACCTCAAGGCAATCCATGGTCTTGACGCTGAGACTGAACTAGCGAACATCCTCTCCACTGAGGTTCTCGCTGAGATCAACCGTGAAGTCGTTCGTACTCTGTACACCGTCGCTAAGCCTGGTGCTCAGAACAACACCGCAACTGCTGGTGTATTCGACCTTGACGTTGATTCCAACGGTCGCTGGTCAGTTGAGAAGTTCAAGGGTCTTCTCTTCCAAATCGAAAGAGATTGCAACGCTATCGGTCAACAGACTCGTCGCGGCAAGGGCAACTTCATCATCTGTTCTGCAGATGTTGCAAGTGCTCTCGGCATGGCAGGCGTTCTCGACTATGCTCCCGCTCTCGCAGGCAACAACGGTCTCACAGGTGTTGATGATACTTCCTCAACCCTCGTCGGTACTCTCAACGGTAGAATCAAGGTCTACGTCGATCCTTATTCTGCAAACGTTGCTGACGACCACTTCTATGTTGCTGGTTATAAGGGTGCTTCACCTTATGACTCTGGTCTCTTCTACTGCCCTTACGTTCCCCTCCAGATGGTTCGTGCAGTTGGTCCTGACACCTTCCAGCCCAAGATTGGCTTTAAGACCCGCTACGGCATGGTCGCAAATCCATTCGCTGAGGGTCTCACCCAGGGTTCTGGCGCACTCACCGCAAACGCAAACGTCTACTACAGACGTGTCAAGGTTGCAAACCTCATGTGATATTGGTTCACATATTCACTCAGAGACCCGAAAGGGTCTCTTTTTTTGTCTAAATACTACAGGTAGGGTGTTGTGTATGCTATCAACGAAGTATCGCCTAAGACTAGAGTTTATTTGTAAATGCATAGTAAATGGAGAAGATGTAAAACTTGAAGATATGATTTGGGCAGAAAAACTTGCTAAGTCATATACAACTGCAAGAGACTGGTTAAACAAAGCACGACGCCAGGCAGCAGGTGATATTCAAGAAGGAAGTATGGATGATTTTATGAATAGGATGGGACTAGGAGACCCCGATCCATCCAATCACAGAACGGGGT